AGAGCAATCAGGGTATAAACAAAAATTCAATTTCAGTCTTCAATCAAGTCTTGCAGAAATACTACCTTAGGCATGTCTACCGTGAAAACAACAGCTGTTGAGTTTTTCTCAAATTACGGGACATCATGTGACTCCAGGTCTAGCAATGACTGTTACAGAGTGTTTTCAGGCCAGGGAACTGTCATCCTAGATGTCTTCATGCACTCTACAATAGGTATCAAACCTGCTTTCAGCATCACCAACCTTGGCAGGAATGAGGATATTAAAGCTAATGAAGCAGAAATTATTGATGAACATCACAACTATGATGTTTTCAACAAATTTGGTCTTGATATAAGTTTTTGCAACCACTTCTTGGAAATCACTGTTAAAAAACCATCTGTTAAAAACTATGAAACAAAATTCCAAATGCACAATCAAATATTTGAACCCTCAACCCAGCTGCTTAGGCAAGGAATAGGGAAAATGACTGAAGAAGATTTTTATGCTAATTCCAATCTATCTAAGAATGATCTTTACCCTAATGAATGGTTCATAAATGAAGCCAAAAGAAAGAATTTTTTCTTGGCTGATGTATCGGGATTCACTCTAGATTATGGATTTTCTGTTATGGGGAAAACAACATCTTATTGGAAAGAGAGCATGGAGAAAACATCTCTGATATCTGTTAAGCAAAAATCCATGAACAATCCTTTGGTTCCCACCAACAGGCTATTATCTGCTTCCACTATAAAAGCAGTTGAAATTGCTTCCCAGATTGCTTTTGATAAAACAACCATACTTGCAGTCAAGCAGAGTTTAAACTCTGATCTAAAAACTCAATTTAGGATCTCCCTTCCAGGTGAGTATAATGAAGCTGCTATAGCAAGGACATTCTTAATCAACCAGGGGAGGAAAGGCCAATATATTTGCATCTATGCAAAGACTGTAATGGACAAATCAAATGAAAGAACTACTTTGATAATTAAAATAGTAACTCAAAACAGGCCAGGCGAGTATGTTTCCATGTTGCTTCCCAAAGATCATTCTGATTGCAGAAAGGTCATTGGAGCTAGTTTTGGGATTGTGGAGCAGAAGCTTACTGATCCTAATTATAATAAAATCATTGCCAATGAGCTGCTTTCTGTCCATACTAAATTTGCTTTGAAGATATCTAAGATACTAAAAAAACCAGTTGTTGTTTATAAGATTTATGAAAAAGAGTTGTTCTCTAAAAAGATGGAAATAGAAGGTAGGACATTCAACTACCAAGAAGATGTTGACGGTAATGTTTATTTTCTGTCAGCAACTTTAGCCATCTTACCTCTATCTGTTTCAGTTCTGTCTTATTTGGATTCAGCATCGCCATCTTGCTGGAAAGAATCCAGAGGCTTAGGCCATTTCACTGTTGAAGAGGTACAGTAGTATCTTTCTGTTATTTAGTGCTTTTGTTTTTATTTCTGTTTTACCTTGTTATATATTTGATAAAATAGATTAATGCTGTAATAGACACACACAGAAACACACAAAGGCAGTGGATTAAATATTTTAAATAAATAGAAGAAGTAAGTTTGAAGAAACATAAAAACAAAACTTAGACAAGTGATTAAACTTAACTTAACACATTATAACTGGAAACACTCTTATATAATTTATATACTTAATTGAAATAACTATATATTAAACAGATAATGAGAAATAGAATAGTAACATAATTGATAAAAATAATTTATATATATGTAAGCACACAAATATCTTAGAAGGTAGATTGACTTAGATCCACACAGTATAACTAAAAACTTAAATATTTATTACAATTACATAATATTACAATATATATATATATATATTTTAGTTTATTCATTTTAACCAAAAAGATTTTTCTTAGGTGGACTTGGCTTAGAAGATCCTGCATCATTATCAATAACAATTTTACCAAACATGCCTTCAAGAGCTTGGAGCTCCTCTTTGAACTTGTTCAATGATGCAGCACCTGCTGTTCCTGGAGTGCAGTTTTTCAAGATTTCTAGAGTTTTATCAAAGATTTCTTTGTGAACTTTGTCAAAAGTGAATCCTCTGCTTGACATAACTCTAGCAACTTTGCAAAGCTGCTCATATGTGGAAAACTTATTTATGCCTAAGGCTTCTTTCTTTACATTTTGAAAGTAGGCTATAGGGAATGCAACTGCTGCAAATTTTTCTAAGCTCGCCATCAGAGGTAGAGGACCTCCAAGAGTTAGCATGATTCTAGCTGTATCTATGTCATACTTTTCAGCAGGCTTTAATCCGTATGCACTGACCATAGGAAGTTCTGTAAGCTTGTTATACATTGCCTGCTTTTCTTCAGATTTTGCTTTAGTCAGAAGTATAAACATTTTCCCTCGAATGTATCCTTCCAGTCTTCTAAAGGTCCAATCAGTGTGTCCGGCAGTTACAGTAGAACTAGGCGCAATAATCGGTTTTCCTTGGAATTTATATTTGCCTGTTTTCACTGCTGTGTAAATAGCTGCTCGGTTTCTTAAGATAGTGAAACCATTATTGAAAGTCATTTTCACATCTGAATTATCTGAAAAGAACTTCAAAAAACTGAATCCAGTTGGTTCAGCGGCCTCTATCTCTACATCAACTTCGCCACCTGCAAGAAGCTTAGTAATGTTTTCATCGCTTAACCTTGCGTTAGACATGGTGTTGACTTAGGACGCAGTTGACTTTGTTGAAGTTGTGTGAAATTGAAATGTTATACCTTGATTGCTCT